CGCCGAGTGACAGAAGAGGCTGTGGCCGCCGCGCGGTCGACAGCATGTAAGCAGTTAGATCCCCGACCAGCCCGTCCGGCATGTGCAGCTTGTAGGCGGTGTGATCGTCCGTTTCCGCATCGGGCTCAGATGGGCTGCCCAACTGTGACAACAGCCCTGCAGCGGGATGCGTTTCCACGCAACCTGTGGATCCATCAAGGCGCAGCGAAGCGTCTGGCTTCCAGCCGCGCCTTATGGCGAGATGGTAGATCGACCCCGCGCCGATCCGGTCCGGTTTGAAGCTTGTCCAGGCCTTGAGCGTAGTCGCCGGTACGTCCTTTGCGGCCTGTGCCGACCATTGCGCGAAGACATCCTGGCCGTCTTCACCAAGCGCACCCTTTAGCGCCATGCCGATCCGCATCCAACTGTCGTAATCAAGCTCGGCATTCGGCAGCCATTCAAGAGCTGCTTGAATGGCCGGCAGCGTGCCTGTCTGGCTGTGCCCGGTGAGATTTGGGTGCGCTGAGGGCGGCACCGCGAACCCGCGCTGGCGAACCGCTTCTGGAAGCATTGCCTGAGCCGCCTCCAGAAATGCCAACGCCTCATCGGCCGTGATAGCCGGGAGGTCGGCAATATCGAGGTCAGCTAGACCTTCCTCGGGCCAAGCATAGGGTGCGCCTGTGTCGGGATGAGTCGCGTAAGCCAGAAACTGTTGTCCGAGGCAGAGCACCTCTAGCGGATGGCGTTTGATGCCGCGAAACGGCTCTGCCGCACGATAGACCAGCAAACGCTTGGGGGCGCGCCCGATGCGCAGCGCCGGTGTGTCGCCAAGGCGATCACGCGCCAACTTCTCGATCTTCAAGGCGAGCTCAGCATCTTCGGCAATGTCGATGTCGATGCCGGCAACCGCGCCACCGACGAGCCCGACACCGCAATCGGGCCAGGCGGACCAGGTCGCAACCTCCACCTCAGTCGTGGGGCGCGCGGCATGGCGGTTCCACTCCGGGTAATCCACCCAGCTACCGCGTTGGAAACGGCCGGGTTTCTTGGTGCCGGGCGCAATGGGCAGGATGGCGTAGCCATTGGTGACAAGCCGCGCACCGTAGCGCGCCATGTAGGAGGAATTCTGCATCAGAACGGCACCTCCGGCACCATACCGTCGAGCCGGATGCGATCCCGGGCGGCAAGTTCGCGCAGATGGTCGCAATACCCGGTGACCACGACATCAATGAACTGATCCCATTCGGTCGCGCTCAAGGTCGCGAGATCGGATTTGCCGATGCTCTCCAGAAATGCACCGCCTTCCTGGCCGCCGACGGTCATCGCCTCGGTCTCGTTGGGTGTGGGATCGATCATGCCCTTCCTCCCATGGCAGATGTCCTGGCATGCCCGGCTGCAGAGGGGCTTGCGGCTTTGGTCTCGCCGAGGGTCCGAAACGGGGAAGACGGGGTTGAACCAGCCAAACCCGCGAGGTTGCCGGTGACAGACGGCGCAGAGGCCGTTTTGGAATGCGAGCATGGGTCAAACCTGTATTCGGTGATCTCGAAATAGCGGCCCGAAGGACGGACTGAGATATGGCTTGGGCGGGTCAAGCCGCGCGACAGAGCCAGGGCCTCTTTCACACTGCGCGGCACAGGATGACCGGGTGCACGCTTGCGCCACCAGTCTTCTGCCTTTCGCCGCGCGTAGCCCTGATGCTCGAAGCATACCCATTCCTGATAGGTCGTGAGCCCGCAGCGATAGGTGACCTTCAGCGAGGGCCGACCGCCCCGCTTGTCATGGCGGCTGTAGGACACGTTGCTCACGGCGATCCATTTTGGCGCCTTGGGCGACAGGACGGGCAAAGTGGCTGCGGTCGGCGCGATCTTCACCTCACGCGGCGGGAACACAAAACCGCAATCCGGGCATTCCGCCGCCGAGAGTGCGACGATGCTATCGCAGTCCGAGCAGACCTTGGTCGGCGCCTCGCCGCCGCCACCATTACCGGGGCGTTTGGGTCGCACCAGGTCGATTGGTCCGTGGCGACTGACATTGCCGGCGAAGTCCAGCACCAGGCAATTCTCTTTTCCGGGCGCAAGACGGGTACCGCGCCCGACCATCTGCACATAGAGCCCGGCCGATTGCGTGGGACGCAGGAGCGCGATCAGGTCGACGCCCGGCGCGTTGAAGCCGGTGGTTAGCACGCCCATCGAGGCCAGCGCTCGGATTTCTCGGCGCTTGAAGGCGGCAAGGATCGCATCGCGCTCGTCCTTCGGCGTGTCGCCAAAGATCGTGCGGCAGCTGATGCCCTGGCGGCTGAATTGCTCCGCCACATGACGCGCATGCTCGACGCCCGAGCAGAAGGCCAGCCAGGATTTCCGGTCGCGGCCATGCTCGATGATCTCGGTGACGGCCGCGCGGGTGATGGCGTCCTGATCGACCGCCGCCGCCAGATCGCGCGCAATGAAATCGCCAGCGCGGTTGCCCACCTTCGATACATCCAGCCGGGTGGCGGGTTGCTTCGAGACCAGAGGGCTCAGATACCCCGCATCGATCAGCTCGCGGACCGGGGCCTCGTATGCGATGTCGGTGAAGAGCGCGTTCTGCCCCTCGTGCAGCATCCCGCAGTCGAGCCGGAACGGCGTGGCGGTCAGTCCGACCACCTTGAGCGCCGGGTTGATCGCTTTCAGCGCGTCGAGGAAGCGCCGATACATCGTGCTCGATTTGCCGGGGATCAGATGTGCCTCGTCGATCAGCACCAGATCGGTGTGGCCGATCTCGGCCGCGCGGCGGTGGATCGACTGGATGCCCGCAAAGAGGATCCGCGCATCGCGCTTGCCAAGGCCCGCAGAATAGATACCCGCGGGCGCGTCCGGCCAGAGGCCGATCATCTCGGCATGGTTCTGGGCGATCAACTCGCGCACATGGGTCACGATGAGGATGCGCTGGTCAGGCCAGGCCTTCAGCACACCTTCGATGAAGGACGCCATGACCAGCGATTTGCCTCCTGCGGTCGGGATGACGACCAGCGGATTGCCAGTGTGGGTCTGGAAATAGCCGTAGATCGCCGTGATCGCGGCTTCTTGATAAGGGCGCAGGGTCAGCATGGCGCGGCCTCCGGGGAACGGGCGTCATTGATCCAGCTCGAGCCATCAGCCATGCGGTAGGTGACGACATCGTCGCCCGCATCGATGACCTCGCCCGGGATGAGGTCGGGGATGAAGAGATGGCGGCCGCAGGCCGCGCGTTGCTCCGCCGGTGCGAGCATCCGGTCGTGCCGAGCGCAGTGCCAACCGCCATCAACTGGCGTCGCATGCAGGCAGGACCGGCAGGTCACCGCGACCCCACCGCCGTCATGGCAGGCTGCATGGTGATCGCAGAACCGGCATTCGAACCAGGCCGGGTCCTCACTGATCCGCGCGGGCGGATGCTGGGCGAAAATGATGCGGCCCGCCTTCTCGAGCAGGCGCTCGGCCATGGCGCGGTCCGCCTCGATGCGCTCGACATGCAGCGCGTCCGTGTCCTTGCAAACCGCCACGTAGAGCGCACGCGTGATGCCGGTCAGGTGCATGTAGATCTGCATCTGTGAGGCGTGCTGAGGCTTAGCCAGAACGACGCCCTTGGTGACCAACTCGTTGAAGCTCTTCACCGAGTGGGTCTTGAACTCCAGCACATGCCAGGTCTTGGGCGCCTCAAGGAGCCCGAGGGCCACGCCGTCGAGCGAGCCGCCGAAATGCCCGCAATGGGCCTCGACGCGGAACTGGCGGCCGGTTTCGGGATCGACCTCGAGCACGGTCGCCCCGGTGGTACGCAGGTTGCGCACGAGCCGGTCCTCCTCCAGCTGACCCGTCTCAAAGAGGCGCAGCAGACGGCCGGAATGGCGCGCGGGCGTGATCCAGCGGAAATCGTACCACAGCGCCCGGGCACAGGATTTGCCGATGATCGACGCCCCGAGGTGGTCGCGGAAACCATCGCCCTGCCGGGCCTCGTAGTCCGCATAGATCGCCGTCAGCGTGGGCGTGGGGGCTTCGGGAAGTTCTGCCATCACAGTCCCTCCCGTTCGCTACGGGCCTGGGCTTCGGCCAGAATACCGTCCCAGGTCTCGGGGTCGTGGCGTTCGCGCAGGACGCCGATCAGCGCGTCCTTGAGTTTTTCGCGGCGACGGCGGCCGGTGCCCTGGGCGAGCAGTTCCGCGCGCTCACGGCACATGTGGCGCAGGGCCGTGCGGGCCCGGTGGAACCAGTCTGGATCGATTGGCTTCTGACCGCGTTGCCGCGCAAGGTCGGCCGTGGCGATCTGCGTGCGGATCTTGGCGATGGCATCGTCGAGCTCGATCAGCCGGCGCTGATCATCAGGCAAACCGGGGCTGGTCGCAGCCGCGGCTGCGTTGGTCAATTCAGTCATAGGAGTATCCTCAGATGGGGTTGCGCGCTGCCCCGTCAGTCAGGGCGCAGGACAGCGCGAAGGCTCAGCCCTTCTTGTTCCAAGGCGCGGAGGCCATTTTCGCAGGAGGCGTGGAAGCGCTCCCTTCGGTGAGCGGTGTTGCAGCTTGCTGGGTCGCCGCTCCGGGCTCGGGCAGCAGATAGCGAATGCCATTGCTCTCGCCGTAGCCGTTCTTGGGCGGTTTGACCGTCACCTGGATGGTCATCGGGATGAGATGCAGCTCCTCGCTGTCGCTGACCTGCATCTTGCCGGTGGCGTGACAGATCGCCGAAAGCGTCCGCTGCGCGATTTCGACCGTGGTTGGGTTCGGGTTCACCAGGTTCAGCTGGTCAAAGATCTTCCGACCCTTGTGTTCGCCGTCCAGGATATCGAGCATCAGCCACAGGAATTGGCCCATGCCATTGCGTGTCACGCGCATCTCGC